AACATTTTCTGCATCTGCATATGTTTATTCATTTGACAAAATTCTAGACTTTAGAGTTGGATTTAGGTATACAGATCCAGATACCTCAGAAGTAAATGAAGTAATTAAAGCGGCGGCTTTGAGCTCCGCACTGGCATGGGCAGCGGTATCGGAAACTTTTATTTTGCCGACAAGCTTTCAAGACTTAGAGCTAATATTTGAAATTTATTATGAAGATCAAAACTCTTCATACGAATTTTCAATTAACGGTATTACCGCTGGTCAATGGGCAGAAGAATTTCAGCTTAGATCATTTGGTGCACAGCTTATAGATGTTCCAGATAGCATTGCAATACAAGCAACAAAAGGAATAGAGGCACAGCCTTACGGCTTGCCGGGCACAAATGGATACTACATTGCAGATGATAACGCCCTGGTAGCTAGAAACTATGGGTTACCCTTAGTCTTTGGGTCTCAAAATGCAACCTACCTTACTCCTAAAGCAAACTCTCCCTCCTTGATTGTTCCAGGTTTTGGATTTATGAATAGGTCAGGTCAGCTAAACAGACTCACTGCTGAGTTCTGGATTAAGATAAAATCTTCTGCCATAGTTGCTAGAAGAATCTTTGGCCCGATCCAGTCTACTGACGGACTTTATGTAGAAGGACCATTCTTAAAATTAAGAATTGGGAATCAGGTTGTGTCACACTTTATTAGAGAATGGGATAGGCCCATGCTTGTTGATATAAGGCTCTCAGCGACTAAGGGGGAGCTTATAATTAACGGTGCCGTATTGCTTGAACTAGACCTCGATCCCTCGTCATACGCCTTCCCAGCCAGTATAGAGGATGGATTAGATCAAGACTGGCTAGGTTTCTATGCTTACGAAGATGTCCCACTTATTCAAATAGATTGCGTTGGAGTTTACCCATACGAGGTAGCAGCCATAGTTGCAAAAAGAAGATGGATATATGGCCAAGGTGTTCAGGTTCCCGTAGATATTAAAGGGCTAGACTCTTCCTCTTCTGTTTTTGTAGATTACCCATTTGCCAAGTATCCAAAAAACTTTTATTTTCCATCATCCAGCAGATGGGCTAATGGAAGCTTGGAAAATCTTGTAACAGAGCGAGACGCACTAGGCCCCCCAAATCACCCAACCCCAACGGTTAGGTTCACAGACAAGACAGAGTCCAGATGGCTCTCTGATCTAGAAGCGTCACAAGATTTAGAAAATTTAAAAATTACTCTAAAGCCCAACGGTTCTTGGGATAGCACTGGGGGACATCTATCGTTTCCCAACATGAACTTTTTGCAAGAACAAACAAGATCATTCTATGGGGTATTTGAATCAAAGGAAATATCCTTAAGTAAACAAACTTTATTTCAAGTAACAAACTCTACAACTTCTAACACAGTAGAGGTGTATTACAGAGGTAACCCAATAGGTCCATTTTTAGATAACTCAATAACAGTTAGTCAGTTAGGACAAACAGTAACCGTATCTGGAATAAGGCATGGACTCAAGACTGGTATGAAGATTCTTATTGAAGGCTCTCAAACAGTCCCCACAGGATTTTATCAAATATTCGTAATATCGGATACCTCGCTTTCTTATCAAGTTCAGGCAAATCAAGCTACAACTATAGAAGCAGTAGCAGACACAGACTTGATCTATGCTTATGACTCAACTATTTATTATTCTTTTATAACTAAGTTAGCCAACGGTTCTTTTAAGGATACTATATTCTATACCGCTCCAGGACACTCTGTTGGAAAAAAGTTTATGGCTGGAATACATTTGCCAAGATTTGTAAGGCAAAATGGAAGAGAGTTAGGAAACTTTTTTGGAAGCAGGCAAAATTTAGCAATATACATTGCTGGATCAGAGAATCTAGCTAATACCTTTAGTGGGTATATTTATAGGATTGGTTTTACTAGTGCAAGAAATCTTAAAAAAATATCCCATCTATTTAATGAAGATGGGATACCCGTAGATTACGAAAATGTGTTTGAGCATTTTGGCCCCAGTATATATGATGCGGGGGATGAATATTTTGGCAACGACCCAGACTACTGGGAACTTGCCCTGGACGGCGGAGACCCCTACGACTTCCAAGCAATAAGGGCTATTGACCACATAGCAACCTATACCCTTTTGCCAAAAATAAACATGGGGATGTTTATGTTAGACGTTGCCGTTAATTCTTTCTGGGAAGACTATATTCCACTATCTTACTTCTCCAAGGAAATTGTAAACGCTTTTGGAAGGAAGCAATCCAGGGTTGACTTTTTGCAGGTAAACCTAGATTATCCCAATATGAAGATTTTTAATTCTGCTAACAAGTATGACACATCTCAGAATTTAGTAAAAGCCTATGTAGCATTCCAATACCTAAGAGATGGTTCTAACTCTGTAGAGGATAATTTTACCAGCAAGCAATTGCTAGACTCTTCAGGTATCGTAAGACCAAACTCAAGTTGGCTCAATACAAAATATGAGGTTGTTGACGGAACTATTGTTTACCCACCTCCAAATGTAAATTTTAAAAATATTTCAATAAATCTTTATTTAGAATACGAAATAGACGGTATAAGGTTTAGCCCAGTTACAACAAGATCTTTACAAATATCATCTCAAGCATTCAGCAACTCCCCTAATAAGATTGGAACAAAGTTTGGAACCAACCTAGTACCCTTTAGAAAGGCTGGTCGGTACTTCGACTATAGATCAGCTCCCCCATTTGCAATCTATAAAGGAAGTAGCCCATACCTATACAACACCTCAAATAGCGGTATAGAAGTTAGGACAACATATGATAATAGAAATAATGCCGGTATCTCTATTCCCCTCAATACAAACGCATCTTCATTTTTCAAGATTGGCTCTCTACAGATCTCCCTAAAGTATGGAGAAGATCTGTTCCCAGAAGTTCCTGTAAAAATATTTGAAATAGAGTCTGGAGATGTTTACATCAAGTTTTTCTTAATAGCAGATAGTGCAAATAGAAAACGTGGTCAAATCTATGCGCTGAATGCAAGAACAAACCAACTATCGGGTAACCTTGTTTTCTTTAATAATGGTGTGCCGTCTAAAAGACCAGTTCTTTATTCTAATACCTGGAATGCCATAGGTTTATCCTTCCCAGGATTTCTTGATATCGGAGGCTTTGTCGGAGCACTCAGAATAACAAGCCCAATAATGTTTAACAATTTTAGCTTTTATCAAACAACACTTGCAGACGACGAAGAGCGTTTTGGTTTTAGGCAGTGGTTTGCAGTTAGGAGTTTTTTGGGAGACCCTATTGATTGGGGATACTGGGCCGGTAAAGAGGTCATTGGTGAAGAGACTGTTCCTGTAGGAGAAGCTTTTGACTGGCAGGAGGTGCTGTTCTTGTCAACAACCCTGAGGGAAGAACTTGATGCTGGAAATATATATGATATATATACCGGAACAAACAGAACAATTTCAGAAAGCGATCAACTGTTTACTCTTAAAGACTATCAGTATAGTATATTCAATGGTTTGGGATGGACACAGAGTACGACCACTCCTGTTTAATATGGTATACTAGTGGTTATGAAAAGAAATAAACCACGATTTCCCGGTCAAGTCGGAGAAACCAAAGTACAAGTTGTAGAGGAAAAGTTTTCTAACTTTGGAACGTATGTTTGGCACAAGCCTAATGGCAAAGCCTTTACTGACGGTCAGGGCAATGCTCTTTCTATTGAGTCAATGAGAGATGACAAATCTAGAGTAAAAGAACTTAAAGATGCCGCCATTCACTGGGGGCAGTCAGAGGGTAAAGCGGTATTCTATCCCAATATGCGTAAGATCTCCGAAGAAGAGCACAGCGAGCAGGTAGACAGAATGTCTCAGGGCTTGCTTCCTAGCATGAATGATCTAGGAGCTCTTATTGCGGCAAAGAAAACATTACAGGTATACGGAGACGAGGGCTAATGTCTAGCGAGTGGATCATAGGGGCAAGTGTTGACGAGCTGGCAAAAGAAGAGGATGTCTTTAAAAAGCAAGATCCTTTTACACAATCTTGGGATAGCATTAAGTCTTTTTCTGGTTTGGATGCTAATTTTAAACGTAGAGCTTCACGCATAGCAAAGTCCGTAGAGCCAACAGATGCCTACCTAGCGAGTGCAAGAGCTGTCCCCGCCGGTCAAGATGGGGCACAGTCGAATCAGATCAATCCAGGAACCGTATTCCGTAATGGCTACGGCATGTTTGACGTCATTACACCTCCGTGGAATCTTTACGAACTAGCAAACTATTATGACACATCATTTGCAAATCACGCAGCTATTGATGCCAAGGTAGAAAACATTGTAGGCCTTGGGTATGATTTTGAAATTTCACAAAGAACAGTCTTAAGACTAGAATCAAATAATGACGAAGCTTCTACTGACAGAGCAAGAAAAAGAATTGAAAGATCTAAAATTGAGTTAAGAGATTGGCTAGAGAATCTTAATCAAGATGATTCTTTTACTGGAACTATGATGAAATTTTATACAGACGTTCAGGCCACCGGAAACGGCTACCTTGAAGTTGGTAGAAAAGTAAATGGAGATATTGGTTACCTTGGTCACATACCAGCAACAACAATGAGAGTTCGTAGACTTAAGGATGGGTATGTCCAAATCATTGGTCAGAAGGTTGTATACTTTAGAAACTTCGGGGCAAAGAACCCTAACCCCATTACTACTGACGCAAGGCCAAATGAAATTATTCATTTTAAAGAATACTCTCCTCTAAATACATTCTATGGAATTCCAGACATTATGTCTGCTATTACTTCTTTGCACGGGGATCAGCTAGCTTCACAATATAACATTGACTACTTTGGAAACAAAGCTGTTCCAAGATATGTTGTAACACTTAAGGGGGCAAAGCTTTCTTCTGATGCCGAAGACAAGATGTTTCGTTTCTTGCAGACAAGCTTGAAAGGTCAGTCTCACAGAACTCTGTACATTCCCCTTCCAGGAGATAGCGACAGCAACAAGGTTGAATTTAAGATGGAGCCAATCGAGAGCGGTATCCAGGAAGCATCCTTCAAAGAATATTCTAAGCAAAACAGAGACAATGTCTTGATGGCACACCAGGTTCCGTTGTCCAAGATTGGTGGATCTGATACCGCAAACATTGCATCAGCTCTTGCTCAGGATAGAACGTTTAAAGAACAGGTTGCAAGACCAGCTCAAAAGAATCTAGAAAAAATCATTGGCAAAATGGTAAAAGAAAAAACAGACATTGTTAACTTTAAGTTTAATGAGCTAACTCTTACAGATGAAATTGCACAGTCACAGATTCTTGAGCGGTATGTCAAGATGCAAATCATGACACCTAACGAAGCTAGGGAATCTCTCGGCCTTCCTCAAAGAAAAGATGGAGACGAACCATTTAGTATGTCTCCAAGACAAGCAACAGACACTAGGGCTAACACAAATCAAAACAGAGAAAGAGACACAGAAAGATCTAATAATCAGTCCGATGGATCTGCTACAATTAGTGGTAGAAATGCACAGGGAGAAGGACGGGCATCAGAATAGTTACTTTATTGTAACTTTGTAAAAATGATGCTATAATTAAGTTAGTATGACTATGTTCAAATCACATTGGGACACGGAAGGCGAGAACGTTCGTTTCTCTGTCCCCTTCAGCAAGGTCGATATTGACAGACGCATTGTCTCCGGCTTTGCGACCCTTGACAACGTAGACAAACAGGCAGACATCGTTACCTCAGAGGCTAGCGTATCTGCCTTTACTCGTTTTAGAGGTAACATTCGAGAAATGCACCAGCCCACAGCGGTAGGTAAAATGGTGAACTTCAAAGAAGACAAATACTTTGATCCAGACAGCAAAAAGTTTTATAGTGGCGTGTATGTATCTGCATACGTATCTAAGGGTGCACAGGACACTTGGGAGAAGGTTCTTGACGGCACTCTTTCTGGTTTTTCCATTGGCGGAAAGATGAACAAGTGGGATGACGCTTATGACGAGAAGATGGATGCACAGATTCGTATTGTTAAAGAGTACGACCTGGTAGAGCTCTCACTAGTTGACAATCCAGCAAATCAGTTTGCAAATATTCTTTCCATTGAAAAAGTTGACGGGGTAGACGTTGTTAAGTCTGCATCTCTAGAAACAGAACTAGAGAATGTATTCTGGGATAAAGAGTCTGGCCTTGTAACTGTATCTTCTAACGAAAAAGAGCTTAGCCCAATTAGCGGTGAGCCAATGGACAACATAGGTTTCGTTGAAAAAAATGACAGCGAAAAAACAGATATGATAAAGTTCTTAATTGATAGTGCTAAAGGCATTAATACAATTGAGATGACAAAGGAGGTAAACCCCATGACTGATGAAACCAATAACCTCGAAGAGGTTGTAGAAAAATCAGATGAGGTCGCTCCAGAGGCAGATGCCACAGAGTCTAACGTTGAAAAGTCTGTGCACTCAGAAGAAGAAATGAAGAGTGCAAAAGACAAGAAAATGGAAGATGAAGAGGAAGACGCAGAGAAGGCAGAAAAAGCTCCATTTGAAGAAAATGAAGAAGTTGCCAAATCTGAAGAAACCGAAGAGGTGTCAAAATCAGATGACGCTATTGTCGCAGAGACAGTAACTGAAATCAAGAACACTCTTACATCAGCCTTTAGCGATCTGTCAGAAACCATTAAGTCTCTTAACGAGCAGGTCTCTGAATTGAAGAAATCAATGAGCGGTATTACTGAAGATGTGACTGCAGCCAAGCAGGATCTTCAGTCTGCTACCGAAAAATTTGATGAGTTTGGAAAGAGGGTCGATGCTGTAGAGCAAGACACCGCTTTCCGCAAGTCTGGCGATCTAGGCGAGATCGTGCAGGATCAACCAGATATGGTTGAAAAATCCCTATGGGGCGGTCGTTTCCTCAAAACTGCCGATTTATTTAACTAACAAAATCACTTAGGAGGTGACAAAATGTCGGAAGAGATTATCAAAAATCAGCCAGGTGAAACTGGTGAACTAGGCGCAACTGCTCCTGGTAACTTTCAGGCCCAGGGTGGATTCGCATCTGGTGGCATTGGAGGAGTAACAGATCCTGGTGCAAACACACTAGGAAACATTCCAAACGCCGAGTTTGGTTTGACAACTGGCCCCAACGCCGTAAATCCTTCGGGTGATGCAGCTAGTGGTATCCTACGTCCAGAACAAGCACGTCGTTTTATCGATTATGTTTGGGACGGTACTGTTCTCGCCAAAGATGGTCGTCGCGTAACTATGCGTGCCAACACCATGGAGCTCGAAAAGGTCAATGTTGGAGAGCGCGTTATTCGTGCAGCTTCACAAGGCATTGGTGACTACACCAACTCTGGTGCAACATTCAGCAAGGTAGAACTTACAACTCGTAAGATTCGTCTTGACTGGGAGGTTACAGCAGAAGCGCTAGAAGACAACGTCGAAGGTGCTGCTCTAGAAGACCACTTGGTTCGTTTGATGACAAATGCATTTGCAAATGACATTGAAGACCTAGCCATTAACGGTGACGGTGCAACCGGTAACTTCTTGTCTATTATGGACGGGTTCGTTAACAAAGAAAAGACTGGTGGCGATGCTCACGAGTCTGTTGTAACCGTAACCGATGACGCTTGGACTCCAGACGTCATGCAGGACATTGTCTTGGCAATGCCTCGTAAGTATCGCGCACTTAAGAACAACCTTAAGTTCTACGCAGGTACCGACGCATTCCAGGGCATTGTAAAGAACAACGGTACTCTGTCAGATGCTATCGCTAAAGCAC